CTGCCAACGAGCCCGCCCATGTACAACATTTGCTTAACCTGCGCTACTGCGTTAGGTTGAAGCAGTTGTTAGCTGCTCTTCTATTCTCTTCTTAGCTATCTCAAAATACTTGTCATCTTTTTCGATGCCAATAAAGTTGCGTTTTGTATTTATACAAGCAACCCCTGTAGTACCAGAGCCCATAAATGGGTCAATGATAGTATAGCCCTCTGGTAGAATTTTTATTATTCTTTCCATAACCTCAACTGGCATTTGACATGGATGCTGCGTTTTCTCTAACGATACATTTTTTACCTGATTTACTTCCCACCAGTCATAAAGTCTTGCAGTTTTACCTTCTGCAATGCGTTTCTGTATGCGTTTATCTTTCGGGTTTTTGTAAGCCTGTCCACATTTTGTAAAATCGGGCTTTACACCGAAAAAAGCTATATCTCTATGTTGCCTCGGTGTATTGCTGTTATATACCCAAGAAACAACCCTTTCTGGGAATTGTCCAATATTAAAACTGTGCTTGTATAATGGTTCTGGGTAGTGGATAATGACGTGTGGAAAACCACCAAACACTTGTTTAAGTAGTTCATAATAAGCACCCTCCTCCATTTTATCGGAGTAAGTGTTATAGTGATACCCAATATTAAACGGAGGATCAGAAACAAGTATGTATTTGCCTGATGGTAAATACTTCATCTCGTATAAACAATCACCATGTATTAGTTGCATTTTTCTCCTTAGTTGACTATCCGTGTAACAAGCATAGCGGTTACACGGTTGGCAATCCATCTAACGTCAGCACTCAACCTACAGTCTACCGAACTCCCTGCGGAGCAGCCGGGCAAACACCACAGCCAGTAGAGCGGTAGTAGCAAACCCTAGAGTCGCCACCACGGCCTCGGCCCTAGCCTGCCAGATCAACGACGCCCAGAGTCCTTCCAGTGCCTCGATGCCACGACTGGCGAGCATATCCATGTTAATAACAACGGTGTTCATTTCGTTTCTCCTGATTAAGGTTGTCCCGGCAGCTGTCGCATACCGGGGTTTCGGTTTCGAGTTCCTGCAGCTGTTCCTGTATAACCTTTGCGGCTACAAGCAGCGCCTTCGTTTTCTCTACATCGCCTTCGGCTTCCGCGGTGTGCAGCATGGTGTGCTGGCGCTTAAACTCGTTGCCGCACCTGGCACACCTTGCGCACATCGTGCTGCCGTATCTAGCGACTAGCGTCGCCATGACTATTCGTGCTTCGCAAGCTTAAGCCGATCGGTGAGCACATCCACGTAGTCCTGCATGACGCGTGCCTGGTTGCACAGCAACATGCGGTGCTCAGGGGATAACTTCACGAAATCCGCCGTAAGGTCAAAATGGCGCAACTTTGCCAGGCGGTCCGCCAGCTCGTCACGCTCAACACACACATCCTCAACCCACGGCGAGATGTCGCAGCTACTGGACTGGGACTGCTGTGTAGGTTGTTGCTCACGGTTATCTTGGGTTTCTTTCATGGGTCTTTCCTCTCTTTTGGGTCTGTTGTTTGGGATTCCGGCGCCGAGAACCACACAGGTCGGTCGCCAACTTCAACAAGAACCGCATGACCTACGAAGCGTAGCGCGTAGCGCTCCTCTCCGCGAGCCCTGCAACCCTCGCATGTCCACCTGTAAACGTAGTCATCATCATCCAGGTCACCTTCGGTGAAGTTCAGCTCATGTCCACATAGCGGACACCGCCCCCTCCGCGGGTCATTCTTTGTCGTCATAATTGGTTTCCATTTCGGGGTCCCGCGCCAACACCTGGGCTAGCCCAAGCCGGAACGCGTGCACCTCGTTAGCACTCATTCTCAGCGCCGTCATCAGCTCGTCATCCGACAACTGTGTAACCCGGCGCAGCTTGCGGTACACCCCGGTGGCTTCCGCAAAGAAGTCTTCCCGGCAGCTACAGGCGTGGTGATGGGTTACACAGGTCTTCGGACGCCCGGGAACCCGCTGGCCATCGGCGATCTCGCCTGCGGCCACGCAATACCGGCTTGCCGTGACCCCGG